GTTCGGCAAAAAAACTGTTGACACAAATATGCACCATTGTGTATAATAACCCTTGCCGTGAGATTTATGTGCTCGGTTCGTCTAGTGGCCTAGGACACCGCCCTCTCACGGCGGGAACAGGGGTTCGACTCCCCTACCGGGTACCAAAAAAGCTCCCAATCTTGGGGCTTTTTTCATACTATGTTAGTAACCTGTTAGTAGTAGAGTTCGTCTTTTATATAACATTCAAAGCGTCAATCTTAGCTTTCCTGCCAATATGCGTATATTCCGCACTTTGACTATATCGGGTATGGCGCATTACAGATTGTATAATTGCTGGTTGTACACCAGCTTCAGCAAGCAGCGTTGCCGTGGAGTGACGGCACTCGTGTGGAGTGTGCGGCTGTATGCCCAAATCTTCGAGGAGACGGTCGAAATGCTTACGGAACGTAGTGTCAGTCATAGCCGTAAAGGCTTTATCCACTATGAGGCGTTGCACAAGCGGTTTGATTTTATCTATGATTATTATCTCACCTGCTTTGCTCTCTGCCGTCTTTATGCCGCCCATCATGTATCCATCTTCGATATGCACATCTTCAGCCTTAAGCCCCAGCAGCTCTCCCAAGCGCATGCCTGTGTAAATCATCAGGAGCGTAGCCCCGGCGTATATATTACCCGTGCTATTGTAGCAGTCCCATAGCTTTTGTGCTTCTGCGGGCGTAAACGGTGTTTTATGCGGGATTGGCTCAGGCGGCAGCTTAATATATTCAGCATAGCTTTTTTCGGCGTACCCTGTTATTATGGCATATTCGCCCATTCCGGCAAAGAGAGCCTTCATGTTCTTGCGCGGATAGTATTTATCTGTCAGAGCGTCTACAGCCGCTTGCATTTCCACCAATCCCACGTCCCGCCAATATTCATCGTGCAGCTGTGGGCAGCTATTATATGCCGCTGTTAGTATCTGCTTGCGCTTGGGCGTAATGGTGGAATAATGCGTTGCGCTCCATTCGTAGTATACCTGTGCAAAGGTAACCTTGTCCGTTGTTGGTTTGGGTGGTATGGCCAACCACTCAAGCGCGGCCTTTTTGGTTTTGAATCCGCCTTTTGTTATGGAGATGCGTTTACCGTTCCGGAATATGGCGCGAGCTGCCATCCATGCATTACCGCGCTTATATACAGAGCCCTCACCGTTTCCCCTTTTACGTTTTGTTCGTGTTTCTTCTTGCTTCGCCCCACATATGGCGCAGAAATCGCCATCAGGAGCAACTTGATTGCATTTCCTGCATATCATACATTTGTTCCCCTTTCATAAATTTTCCGTTTATGTTATGATGAGGGACAAGTTCAAACATGGACATTTTGTCCCCCCCTTAGGCCCCGCGCAGCTGCAACTGCGCGGGGTCGCCTTTTATATTACCCCTCCCACCTCCATATTTTACTACTTGACACACGCCGATAATGCGGTATAATACAAACAAACGTTCGGCACATGCGTTCAAAGGAGTTTACCATGAACAAAGAATACGCTCAAGCTATCACCATACTCGTAGAAGAATGTCAAGACATCGCATTGCTTGACTTTATACTCACTTTACTCCGCGAAAGTATCGAGCAGTCCTAAAAGCTGGTCAACTTTTTGCAGTTTGGTGTCATTAAACCCTTTTAGTTTGTTGACCACACGGAAAAACTCTGGGTTGTTGCGCAACTTAATTACGATATCGGTTAAAGCTTCGCTGTTCTCTCGCATTTCGGTTTTATCTTCTATGAGATCGCTTTTTAAGCAACCGAAATAGTTGGCAAGCATTTCGATTTTATCAATGCGTGGGAATATTTTACCGTTTGCCCAATCGGACATAGTGGGTGCAGACACACCGACATAATCCGCAATATCCTTTTGCGTTTTTCCGCTTGCTTCGATATATCGCGTCAAGTTCTTAGCAAACGTTTCCTTGCTCCATTTCTTCATTCAAATACCTCCTTTATGTTTAACATTATATATACTATTAGGTAAAAAAGCAATAAAAATTTGTATGAAATTAGGTTTTCCCTATTGACAAAGCCGTGCTGGTATAGTATTATGATTACAGAAATTAGGTTAAACCTAATAACGGAAGGAGCAAAACAAGCATGAAAATGACCTTAAAGGCGTTACGTATAAATGCCGGGTTGAAGCAGACGGAAGCAGCAGAGAAAATCGGTATTTATATAGATACACTAAGGAACTATGAGACCGGGAAAACATCACCAAGTCAGCGTATAATCGAGCGTATTTGTGACGTGTACGGAACGGATTACGACAGTATAAAATTTTTATCTAACGATTAGGTTTAACCTAATTATGGTGCTTTGACTAAAAGTTGGAGAAAAGAGCAATGAACGAATTAAGGCTGCTCCAAGAACTCGGAGATAAGCTTGACAAGCTCATCGAAATGCTCGACAAGGAGCGTAATCAGGCCGCCCACGAGAAGAAGTTCTATTTGAAATCTGCGCTCTTTGGACTTCTCGGCGTGTTCCTTGGTCTGTTGGTCGATTTTATCTTGTTTGGCTAAATCCGTGACAACAGCAGAATCACGGAAAAGTTCGAGAGTATGAACACCAGCTGGGGTAAGTTTCAAACACTCCGAACGCGCAGGACTAAACCGGAGAAGGCCGGCATCAACAAGATGCTCAATAAGCGCATGTGTTTCGCCACAACGAATTTGCGGGTCAAATTGGTTAATGATATCAATTCTATAGGCCGCAGACCGTGAAGAAACATAATCAAGAATTTCATATTCGCGTTGAGCATTCGACATAACACCACCTCCATTTTACGGAGATTATAACACAAACAGGAGACAAGGAGAACGATGAAACAGAGAGACAAGATTGAAAAGCAGGATATGCCCCCAGAGGACATAAAGAAGATGCTGCACATAGCCTGCTGGGCATATGCGGACGCAGCTAAGAAAATCTGCGAAGCAAATGCCGTGCTGAGGATGTACGGGGTAATTGCAGGCGAACGCGATATAAGCCTTGGGTTAGCCGAGGATGGTTCAAAGACGCTCAACATGCCCCTCTGCAAAGGGATAAAGGAATTGGCGGCGATGCTGGGCGCAGAAGTCCACTACCCACGGCGTTGCGGTGGATTCGACTATTCGAAGCTAACCTGCACATACAACGGAGTTCGGTTTACACAAGCCGGTCAGGCGCAAGACACAATTAAGTACGACTTTTTCTAAGGAGGGACAGCAATGGAACGTGATGAGATTTATCTTCTGCCGGCAGAAGCAGCCAAGGTGCTTGGAGTGAATCCGCAGAACCTGCGCAGCCAAGCACAAGACGACCCGGCGAAGCTGGGGTTCCCAGTCATAGTGATTGGAAACCGGACGCTGATACCGCGTAAGCCGTTTTTTGCTTATCTGGGCATAGCCGATGAAGCTCAGTAAGGCCGAATTTATAGCCCGCGTCAAGGCCGATAAGGTAGCAGAAGCCGAGCGCAAACGCCGCATAAAGTGGCGCGGGAGATGGGAAGCGGCTATGGCGATAGCCGCACACATGGAACATTGGCGGAGGTACGGAAGATGAACATTTACGAAATTGCATTATGGGTATATATGCTTGCGGGGGAAGCCCTGATGCTGGCAATCGCCTTTAGAATTTGCTACGAGCAAGTTAAAAAAGCCCCGCAGTCAAGCAAAAAGCGCACCCACAAGGCGTAAAAGCAAGTTGTAAGCAAGTTAGTTGCAACTTAGTCGCAAAACAAGGAGGAAAAGCAAAATGGAGAAAAAGAAAAAGCCCGCTGGTGAAGTTAGCAAACCAACAGGCAACGCGGTCGAAACCACAATACAGAGTATATCACGCCGCACGCCGTTTGGTCAAGCAGTACCGTTTGTAGCTTACGAAAAAGTTGCGGGCGGGGCTAAAGGGCTGGTAAGGCTTGGACAAGAGGTTTGCCCGAAGTTTGACAAAAGCAACTACAGCAAGGCCAAGAAGCCGGACGAGACGGGCGTGACACTGTATAGACCCATCATCAAGGCATGGCAAGGCGCATACCCCGAAATAGCCGCCAAACAGCCCCGTAGGCACGAGGCAGCGGACAGGCCGCACAAAATCACGCCGAGGGTATCAAAAGACCTGTACACGCAGTTGCAACAAGCCCAGAAGGGGCGCACGATGCAGGGCACAATCATGGAGATGCTTATGGACTGCGTCACAAATCCGACCAAAACCCGATTGGAGCTGTGGGCAGAAAACATTGTTCTGAAAGCACAGATTTTAAGTTTGAGAGAGGAGATATAAAGATGCTTACCAAGGTTAAAACCGCCGATATGTCCCGTGTGGATTGGCTCAAACTGCGCCGTCATAGCATAGGCGGTTCGGACGCAGCTGCCATAGTAGGGCTTAACGATTACGCTTCACCTTTTTCAGTATGGTCGGACAAGCAGGGACTTGTCGAGGACAAGCCCGACAACGAGGCCATGCGGCAAGGGCGCGATCTTGAGGATTATGTTGCACGGCGGTTTTGCGCTGAGACGGGCAAGCGCGTTAAGAGGTGCAACTACACGCTGTATAACACGCTGTATCCGTTTGCCCATGCCAATATCGACCGCAGCATTGTGGGCGAAAACGCAGGGCTTGAGTGCAAAACAACATCCGTCCTTAACACGCGGAAGTTCAAAAACGGCGATTTCCCCGCGAACTACTATGTGCAATGTATGCACTACATGGCGGTAACAGGTTGCGATAAATGGTATTTAGCCGTACTTGTCCTTAACAAGGCGTTCATGGTGTTTGAAATAGCGCGGGACGAAGGCGAAATAGCCGCCCTGATGGAAGCCGAAAGGGACTTCTGGGCGCACGTTGAAGCCGGAGTGCCGCCCACGCCGGACGGTAGCAAGGCCACGACCGACACCCTGACCGCGCTATATGACGCGCCGCAGCCCGATGAAATAAGCCTGAGCGACTGTATGCAGAACTTTTACGAGCTGAACGCGATACAAGACCAGCTCAAAACGCTGGAGGGCCGTAAGACCGAGCTGCAAAACATCATCAAGGCGCGTATGGGCAACGCCGAGCGCGGGGTTTGCGGAGATTTTACCGTGTCGTGGCGACCGCAGCAGCGCACCAGCTACGATATGCGGCGTTTAACCGCTGATTATCCCAATATTGACTGGGCGGCATATACCCGTGTCACACAATCACGAGTTTTTAAGGTCAACTAAAAGGTCAACTAACAAGAAAAAAGGAGATAAAACAAGATGGAAGCGAACAAGATTCAGAAGGCCACAGCCGCAACCCCCGCCGCCAAGGCATCACAGACCGTAAACCAACTCATGAACAGCATACTTGACGGTGAAGGTATGCGCAAGCGTTTCAACGACCTGCTGGGCAAACGCGCCCCGCAGTTTGTCAGCAGCGTTGTGTCCATGGTCAACGCGGATAAGACAATGCAGATGGCATTTTATGAGGCCCCTATGACCGTGATACAGGCCGCGCTGAAGGCCGCAAGCTTCGATTTGCCCATAGACCAAAACCTCGGTTACGCCTACATAGTCCCGTTTAAGAACTACAAAAAGGACATAGGCAAGTCCGTGTACGAAGCCACGTTTATTCTGGGCTGGAAGGGCATGCACCAGCTTGCGTTACGCACGGGCGCATATAAGACCATCAACGTCATAGACGTGCGCGAGGGAGAACTCGAAAGTTACAACCGCCTTACAGAGGAAGTGAAGATAAACTTCATCGAGGACGAGGAAGAACGCGAGAGTAAGCCCGTTATAGGCTATCTGGGCTATTATCGTCTGGTCAACGGCGCGGAGAAAACAATCTATATGTCCATAAAGCAGATAGAAGCCCACGAGCAGAAGTTCCGCAAGAGCCAGAACATGGGTAAAGGTTGGCGCGAGGACTTTGACGCTATGGCGCGTAAGACCGTGTACCGTAAGCTAATCGGCAAATGGGGCGTTATGTCCATAGACTACCGCACCGTAGGCGAAGGGCAGCAGATAGCGGACGCGCTTGCAGCTGACGCGGAGCAGGAAAAGGCATTAGACAACGCCATAGATATAACGCCGCCCGAAAGCATAGACGCAGAGACGGGCGAAATCAAGGAATAATCGGCAGAGTACAAGCCGGGGCGGTGCAAACGCCGCCCCGCAGAAAGGATGAAGCATGAACCGAGTAGAGTTTATTGGGAACTTGTCAAAGGCTCCCGATGTCAAGCAGACCACCAGCGGCAAGACCGTATGCAGCCTTACGATAGCCGTCAATCGCCGCTACAAGGACGCAGACGGTAAGTCCACGGCAGACTTTTTCAGCGTGCAGGTGTGGGGCAAATTAGCGGATGTATGCGCCCGTTATCTGGACAAGGGTAAAAAGATATATGTGGCGGGTGAACTGCGCAACCGCAGCTATGATGCTAAAGACGGCACAAAGCGGTACGTCACGGAGGTAATCGCCAACGAGGTGGAGTTCCTTTCGCCCAAGTCCGAATCCGCGCCGGCAGGTTCAGCCGCCCCCGTCCCGCCCGTGGATGAATGGTCTGACCTCAATATTGACGACGATAAGCTGCCGTTTTAAGGAGCGCGGGGTATGGCAAACGGTAAGCGCTATTACTGGCTAAAGCTGCACGATGACTTCTTTGCTTCCAAGCGCATAAAGAAGCTTCGCAAGATAGCCGGAGGCGATACATACACGATTATCTATCTCAAAATGCAGCTTCTTGCCATGAAGTCCGAGGGTGTTCTCAAATGGACAGGGCTTGAAGATAACATGGCGGACGAGCTTGCGCTTGACCTTGACGAATCGCCAGATGACGTGAAGATGACGCTTGCATATCTCTTGTCTTGCGGATTGGCGGAAACGTCTGATGATATAAGCTATTTTTTCCCTTATGCCGTCAGTAATACCGGCTCAGAAGTCGCATCCGCGCAACGGGTAAGAGACCATCGCGCACGGCAGAAGTTGTTACAATGTAACGAGGACGTAACCCCGATGAAACAAATCGGTAACGGAGAGAAAGAGATAGAGACAAGAGAAAGAGAAAGAGATAGAGATAGAGATAGAGATAGTGGCGACAAGTCGCCCCGCGCACAGAAAGCGGAGCGGGAAGCAAAACCGTACAAGCACATTGTGGACTACCTGAACGCCAAGGCTGGGACACAGTACAAGGCATCGTGCAAGGACACAAGGGCTAAAATCGATGCACAATTAGCCGAGAACTTCACGGTTGAGGACTTTGAAAAGGTAATAGACAAAAAGTGCGAAGAATGGCGCGGGACTGAATGGGAAAAGTTCCTTCGACCGCTAACCTTGTTCGGCCCAAAGTTCGAATCCTACCTGAACGCTAAGATAATCAGCAGCAACAAGGCTGCACCGAAACCCAACAGGGCGCGGTATTTAGGCAACAAGCGGACATACACCGCAGAGGAAATTGACAGCATGGGTCACGACCTGCTGGGAGGTGATTGAGATGAAGCGCACATACACCCCGCCAACCGTGCCCTTGGAGGACGCGGAGCAGCGAATAATCTTTCAATGGGCGGCAATGGAGACCGCC